GTAAACAACCCCACCATAGCTGCGAATTTAGGCTTATCTCGGTACTCACTTGTGATGAGCCCTACATAGTCATCGATGCTGGCCATATTAAGCCACCGTCAAAGTTACGTTAGCCAATGTGCAGACCGCTACTTCGTTGAAGGCAATCACCACATCTGAGCTACCAGGAGTACCGGGACTCTTGGCAATCAGCAGGCTTGTCACGTTATAGGTAGCACTGTCAGGGGCGCCGAATAACTTGGCTGGCAAGTAAAGCTCGGTGCGGTATACGTCAGCGCCAATTGCTAGGGCGTTAATATAGTCCACAATGGCTTGCTTGAGTGCATCACCAACAGTCGTAGTCCAGCCACTGGTCAAGGGATGCACGGTGACCGATACCAATATCGTTGCTAATGTTGGTCGGTAGAAGCGAATCGTGTTGGAATTCCCACCAGAGTCAACCACAGTCACTGCGGTAGTTCCTTGGGTATAAACACCAGGACCCTTCTTGTCGAAGATAGTAGAGGCGATTGAGGCATCAGCCCCACCGTTGACCACCAGAGCAATCGAGTGGGCTGGAAGGCCGTTTGCATCGGTTGCGTTGGTGTCGTTGTTGTAGGCCACCGCCTCCGATACCGTTGGGAGCGATTTAACCGCCCCTAGGAGGCCGTCAAGCACTGTGAGTGAGGGCAAGGCTACGGCGAGGGTCTGGCGCTGGCGTAGAGCCGCATCCGTCTCAACCGGAGCCCCTACGCTGGCCGAAGCTGCGTTGGTTACTGATTGCCAGCCAAGAGTAGGGGTCTGTATCTTGTTGATCTCCCCAATGCCTGCTGTGATGGCACCAGCAGCGGCCGCAGTCGCGGTCACGTTGACTGAGCCAGCAAGCGGGATTGTGACCGAGGCAGGCAGGTTCCAGTTATTGCCGTTAATGTCTTGCACGATGCCGTTGTTGATTACAGTTCCAACCGTGCCCGTTAAGGTTACAGTGGCCGTGCTGTTCGAAGCGACTAGGCGAGCAATACCGTTGATCTTGACGTTGTTGCTGAGTGCCACGCCTTGCGAAGTGGCAGGGGACAAAGAGTTGTAAGTAGCAATCGCGGCTGAGTTGGCATCGTATTGAGCCTTGGCCACGATCGCCAGCAACTGCCCGTCTTGGCTGTCTGGGTCAATGTAGACGTCTGTGCCGTAGATCGCTTTGACTGAGGCTTGCAAGCTGGCGTAGATGTCTGAGTACGCAGGGGCTGAGATACCGGTGTCGGTGATCTGAGCCGCAAGCGTTGCGAGAGGGTAGGTGGTTGCCATGTTACAAAGTCTCCGTGACTGTGGTTTGTCCGTAGATGGTGTCAAGTAAGGCAGTCACTATCAGGCTACGGCCATCGACCGTGCTTGTATAGGAAAGCAATTCATTGACGCCTTGAGTCTCAAGGATCTGGCGCTTGATCTCAATGTCTCGGGTGTTCTGTGTGCGCACGCCCAAGATGAGGTCTGTGTTGAGGCCAATGCTGGTGTCCAAGAACCATTCGCCCGCAAGCAAGCGCATACGCGTTTGGACTGCTTGGGCAACCGCTTGTGGGACATTAGCCAAGAATGGTGTGTTCGTGCCGAACTGGTAATCCCCAGTCGCAGACATTTCTCGGTATCTCATACCACCCCTCCTGTATTACCGCCGCCAGTAGACACGCCAGAGTGGTGGTGAGTCAAGTAGGCGGCGCCGTTGATGTTTAGAGTGCCGTTGATGTTGACTGTCGTGCCTGTGAGGTCAAGGACTCCAGTACTTGGGGTGATTGCCACCTTAGCATTACCAGCATTGCTTCGAAGCTCAACCTTAGTCGTGCTGATGTTGGCTGGCACATTGGGGACTGAGTGGGGTCCTGGAATACAGAAGCCATCTGACAGATCGTGCATCCGCAACTCAGCAAGGTTTGCCACCCCACTAGATTGCCACCATGCGTCGATGCAGCGAGAGCCAAAGACTACCAAGCACTCATCGCCTTTTGCGAGGGGGAAGGTCAGAGTGCATCCGCCGCCACTAGGGAAGACCACTGGGCAATCAAGCAACAGGGGCATGTCCTTCCAATACCAAGAGCCGTCAGGATTTTGAATCTTGCCCCGTAGTGCTGGCTGAATCACCGCGGTGCACTTGGCTGGGTCAAAGCTCTGAATAATTCCTGGCATGGCTGTTTGTATGCCTGACTGCCATCCCTCTAAAGCCGCCAGCAAGGCGGTGGGAAAGTCGTTTAGTCTCTCGCGTCTATCCACGATGTTCTCCTTATGGGTAGGCTTTGCAGGTCTCGGTTACTTGGTCGACTGCGAGCAAGGTCAAATTGGTGTAGAAAGGAGTGCCACGGGTGTCGCCCTCATGCTCTGCTACGAAGACGCGGTACATACCATCGCTTGAGATATCGGCCAGCATCTTGTAGCCATTGCCCCAAGTGTTGTACGGGATGCCCTGACTACTCTCAAAGCCGTTATTCACAAAGCTGGTTTGGTTGATCGACGCATTGTCAATCTTGACCAAACCGCCGACCTGAATCTTCGGATTGAGCAAGCACTTAGCCATGATGCCATCTTGCGTTTGCTCAGGGCGTCCGATCAAGCCTGTACTGCTGGTGAGCACTACAGCCTCTCCTGGTAGATACTTGGTAAGGGAGATGATGTTGATCTTGCCGTTCTGAATGGACCAAGTAGCATCGACTGAGCGCACTTCATCACGCATGATCTGCTTACCGAGTCCCCAGAGCACCTTACCCCGTGGGAGGGTTCCCCCAAAGTCAGGCACTACGACTTTGCCAAGATCTACACCTTGCTTCTTCATCTCAATGATGGTGGCCTCAATACGTTGCATACCAGTCGAGCCAGCGCCTAGCGATTGACTGATCATTGCAAAGTTGTAGGCCTCGTCTCCGTCAGCGGCAAGGATGTCAAGGTATGTATCTGTCATGTTCTCACGACCGATTCGATACTGACGGATGCCACCTTCGAAGATGAGGCCAAAGTTGTCCCCGTAGCCTGCTTGGATGCGCACTCGCGAGAACTCGCCCTTGATTGACTTGATCAAGCTAGAGCTGAGGTTGTACACGCGAATGTTGGCGTTGTTGGGGCTTTCCTCATCATCTGCTTGCGTGGTAAAGCGAAAGCGAAATTCAGAGAGGTCAAGAGCCTTATCCCCAGCCACCAAGGTTAGGGATGCTCGGCGTCCAAAGAGTAGGTCTGACATGATTAGCTCACTACAAAGTAGACCCGACCTGTGATACCAAGATTCTCAAAAGTGGGCACGGCTGGCGTATCGTAGTCGGTTTGCACCACGAGGGAGCCAGCAATGTCGAGATACTTGTATTGGTAAAGCAGATCGAGTCCGGTTACTACTGGGATGCCCTGAATCATTGGATTGCTATCGGGGTCAGCCACGTCAAGCATCCAACAGTTGGAAGGGGTGTTCCAGTAAAAGGTCAAGTGATAGTCAACCCCGCCTAGTGAGATCACAAAGGTCTGCGGATTGGGCGACAGTGGGATTTCATAGATCTGCATTAGTTGCTCCCGGGAGTCACTGCAGCAGTCGCAGCAGGTGTGTCAGCAGTAGTCGCTTGAGTCAAGCTCTTGGTGCCAGCATCTTGCTGTAGGCTTGTCTCTTTCGCTTGGGTCTGGTTTGCCACTGGCGCCGAGATCGTAGCCACTTGAGTGCTTACCAGAATCACTTGTCGAAAGACTGCCTCAACGATCAATGCGTTCTCAGTCTCTTTGTTGGTAGTCACCTTTAAGCTCTTGATGAGCATATTGGAGTACTTACGACGAGCTGTGAATACTTTGATCAATTGACGGGTTGCTTGCATGGCTAGGAGCTTCTGATAGGTCTCATCAACCTGAGATGCACCTGAGCCAGAAAGCACGGAGGGCAGGGTTGGGAGCCCTGCGTTGGAATATGCACCGCCGAGACCCTGTGAGTTACTGAATCCGAAGCGGACCATTACTTCACGGGGGCGCATATATGCGTGATCAGTTACTGAAGCCCCCTGATCAATTGGGTGCTCAGTGATCTCCAGATCGTCGGAGTGGATTTCCTCAAGAGTCGCATTGGCAACTAAGCCACCAATGCTTCGCTCAGGAGCCACCAACACCGTGCCGGTCTGAATTTGTTGGGAGACATCAACTGTTCCTGCCATTACCTATTCCTCACAAGAAATTGTCGGACCATGTCGGCGTTGTTGTCGCGCATCGTCTGCTCTAGACGTTGCTGGTCGCCAGCAGAATAGCCGTTAGGTCCTAGGTTGATGGTGTAGCTTGTGCTGAGTTGAGGAGCCACTTTACGCACGTAGTCTTGGGTCTCTGCTGGAGCACGACCAAGAGCGTAGGTTGAAGTGATGCCCTTATCAGCTAAGTTCCCCTGTCCGTAGTTATAGGCGGCTGCTGCCATGCCTAAGTCACCTTTGTACTGGCG